TCACCTGGCGTTGGAACAAGTGAATAACTGCGGCTGTTTGCGCGTTCAACGAGTGTGAATGACATTACGAGCCACCTTTCAGAAGCCGATTCTGTTCGCGCATCATGCGCAAGTTCTCAGCATCAATGATGGCTTCCCTAACTTGAATATCTCTATCTTTGTTGTCACTCATTCCGGCGGTCATGTTTTGCCCCATCTGTCCAAACGCTTCGAGATTCAATCCGTACCCGCCACTTGCCCTTTTTTGAAGCAAATAATCTTCGCTTAAGAAAGGCATAAAGCCTTGTAACTGTTTGAAACGCCTTGCGTTCACTTGCTGATCCATTATTAGTTTGCTTGGATCCATCATGTTTTCCATGAAGTTTCCCGAGCTTGCATTCATAAGCGAAGAAGCATCTTCTTTAAGGCTTTGAATAAAAGAAATGCCTCCAGTTCCGGAAGCCACGTCCTGTTCGGCGCGTCTTACGATTCCTTCACGCTTTACGCGTTCACTGCCAGCCACATCTAAACCGAATTTTTCTGCATAAAACTGCTCGCGCTTTAATTCAAGCATCTTGGTTCTCATCACGCCAGTTTGCGCCTCGGGCGAAAACCGCGTAGACATCTGCGCCATTTCGGAAACGCGTCGATCCATCATGCGAAAAACGCTCATTAGCATCTGAAAGCCCATCTGCGCCATGTTGAACGATGCACCGACAGCGATAGCGCTCGTCTTGCTGTTCAACTTGGCCAGTTCGCGATTGGTTGCGGCGACGCCTTTAATGACGCCGGACGGATCAACTTCAGCGCGAATGACGGCTTTCATGCTCTTATCTGCCATAGGTCTCCTTTTTTAACCAAGGAATGCAGCGCTGTGGCTTCTGACCGACAGCATTGCACACCAGGGCCGTGAGCAGCCATTCGCACCGCTCAAGGGTGGTCAGTTCCGTCTTAGCAATGAGTCCGCTCATGTTCATGCGTTGCTCGGCGTCTGCGATTCTCCAGAGCCGCCGTTCGGCGGCGTCGTAAAACGTTCCCGGTTGATCTCCTCTAGCAGCGCCGAACAAATGTCCGCTCGCACGTTTGCCATCTCTCCGTGGTTGTGGACAAACGGCGTCCCATCGATGCAAGACAAGCAAGCCGCCCACCAGTACGGATCAGCGGCTGCGCGGGTGTAGTCCGCCATCGTAGGCTCACGCACCATGATGACGCCAACACCAGGCACATCAACGCGCCGTGGCTTTGGTGAGATTGAAGACAGATCAAACGGCATCAAGCCTCCTCAAGTGTCATTGACCACATACCAGGGCCCGAACCGTCATCGGTGCGCGTTGCGCTGGTTAGGTGTCCGGTGATGGTGTAAGCGATTGAACCCTTGTCGGTGTAACTGAATGCCACCGTGACACCCTGCGCCAGTGCGATGGTGGTCGGGTTCATGTGCGTGCGAATGGCCGCATCGAGCGATGAATCTGCCATGCAGTCAAACGTAACGCTGCGCTGAATGCGGCCAGGCATCCGCTTCTCGGCAAAGTCAGCAAGACTTGTGGAGTCAAGCGATGAGCGCGAATGACTAAATGTGACATTTTTGGCTGCATACGAAACAGCGGTTGACGATTGGAAGTTGAGCGTAAGCGCTCCGCCGTATCCGGGAGTGATTGCCATTAGGTGGTCTCCTGTACAAGTAGTTCGAGTTGAATAGTCCCAATGCGCTCCGCATCGGTCTTGCCGTCATCGATTGATTCGGTGCTCATGGTCACGCTGAACGCTGACAACACAAGCACACAGTCGTAGGTGGCGTTGGTAATTGGTGAAGTAAACGTAGCCCGCAAATCGTCAACTAGTCCGAGGCACTGATCGACCGTATCGGCGATGGCTTCCACTTGGACGGTTACCGTCCAATGGCACAGGGAAGGTATGCCTGAAGTAACAACATCAATAGCAGCGCTGGTGATTTCGTAGACGTAACACGGTGTTGCAACACCCGCCTGGCGAACACCGCAGAACGTGTCTGCGTTGGCTTCAAGTGCCGCCTGGACAGCGCGTTGAATATTACTTAGGGACACTGGTATTCCCCATTCCGAGGATCTTCCGAGCCTCAATGAGAATTTCCGTGCTGATCGCTTGCATGATCCGGTTCACGTTTGCCTTGCCCCACATCTCGCCGTAGTGGTTGCCGGGAATCATGCGGTCTGAGTTTTTGTGAATGAATCCGTTCTCAGTCCAGGGGAACACAAATTGTTTGCCGCCAGCGCGCGCGCCGCCCTTTTTTCCAAGTTGAACGCCAAGCTCTGCTCGGATAGACGAGCCTGGCCCGGCCATTCGCTTAGGAGAACTAACACGCGTAGCGGCCCCGATTGCCTTGCGGTGGGTGTTCTTTCCGCTGCGGATGTAGGGCGCATTCATCAGGACGGCTTTCAGGTTGCCAACAAACGGCTTAAAGCCCTTACGGATTGCCTTCTTTCGTACGGCTTCGTTCAGCATGGGCGAAAGCCGCGCTAGTGTGCGCGTGACTTCGTTTGTATCAATAAGAATGCGAACAGACTTCGACGAAGGTGAAGAACCACCGCCACCGCTACGAGTTGAGCCCATGTATCGGTCGTGGAACCTCATTCGGTTACCTCCACCGCGTTAATCTCAAGGCGTCGGCGCTTCTGATCGCGATCCCAGCAACCTTTAATAAAGAACGTTCGCGTAGTGCCGTTGTCATTTAAGAGCAAACGAGAACGCGTGGTTACGGACGGATGGAAAGCAGCGAGGATGCGCCAATCGGTACGCACGCTTGAGCCGCCGTTTACCATTGTCTCTTCCGTGTTTGCAACCTCAATGTGCACCGCGATGGTAGCAAACGACAACCAAGACTCCTGCGCCTGGCCAAATGTGTCAACCGTGGCTACTGGATTCTGCGCCGTCATAACGAGGCGCATCATTCCGGATGGAACGTGCCCGGCCATCAGCCGATGCCCTTACTCATCATGCCGGTGATCCGATCCCAGTAGGTCGAGTCCAGGGCTACCGTGTCATCGCCGCGGCTTGCAACATGGTGCGCGACGCGCTGGAGAAGCGCCATTTCGAGCAGCGGGTTAAGCGCTGCGTTGCCGGCCGTCACAGTCAGGGTGACCGGGTACGTCAAGTTGTCGATTTCCATATCGACGTAGACCACGCCATTGATTTGGATCTTGGAGCACGTGCCGGTGAGCGGCACCGTCGTGCTGTCGCTGTAGACGGCCGTAGTGCCCGCCAGGTCGCCTTGGCGCTCCAAACGGAGGTACAGACCGCCGTAGTTCGTCAAGGGCGCTGCGGGCACCCACTGCGTCCTGGTGACCGACTCCACGCACCACCCGGTGCGCTCTTCTAGTTCGCGTACGGCGGCAGACCAGGCAATGCCAATAGCCGGGTCATCCTCCGTGTGAGGAATGCGGGCCCAACTGCGGAACTTTGCAAGGTCTAGAGCCATTGTTCCTCGCTAAGGGGGGGTGGAGCCGAAGCCCCACCCACCCAAAGGATGAGAGGATCAGAATTACGAAGCGGCGTTGGTGACTTGCAACTGCACCAGCGCATTGACGCGGGTGAAGTTGGAGTTTGCAAACATCATGCCCTGGTAACGAATACGGCCCGTACCGCTGAGGCTGTACTCGTCGCGGGTCACTGACATCGACCCCCATTCACGCATCGCGAAGCTGTCTCGGATTCCGCCGAGCACCACCAAGCAGTTCTTGCCAGTGGTGTTGGTTGTGACTTGCGCCGGGATGTACTCAGTGATGTAAACCGGCAAACCGAACAGAGTAAACGGAGCAGCGTTCTGAAGCGATGCAATGCTGTCGGAACTTGGCACAAAGATTGGCACCGAATTGACCAATGTTCCTGCAATGGTTGCGTAAACGTCTTGCGGAATGATCCAAGCGGCAGTGTTCCAATACGCTGCTGGCAACTTCGTGTAGCGCATTTCGAGAAGCTTGGCAACCCAACCGGCAGACGTCACGCCTGCAATGCTGTTGGCGCGGAGGTTTCCGCCGCCCGACGATGCAGTTGCAGTGGTGATGTTGATGCCAGTGGTGCTGGTCACCTTAAAGATGCCCGTTGGCTGATTTGTACCTGAGCCTCCTACGTAGCCGAATTCAAGGTTCTTCGACAACTGAACTTGCAAGTGTGAGAGAACCTCTTCTTCCACATTAAATGCACGGTCGGATTGGACGATGAGTTGCTGAGAGACTTCGGTCTTTGGCAAGCAAAGAACCGGTGGCAATGCAACTTCCGTAAACAACGGATCCGCATTGGTTGCAGCAACGGTGCCCGAGTCGGCTTCAGTCCAGGCGGAGGTGTAGTCCGCAGTCTTCAGCGTCGAGTAACGAAGCGCTTGGTATCCCTGAACTCCTGTCCGCAGGTCTCCGATGCTTCTCATGACTGAATTCGCAGAAAGGTACTTCATGACCATTTCTTCGTAAATCTTAGGAATGAGAATCGAGCTCGAAGCGGTTGAAATCAGTTCACGCTGTTCCGGCATAGTGCCGTTGCGCAAGTAGTTAACGAACTGATCCTTGTACTTCGCAGAGTCACGAATGTCGAGCGAACGCTCGTTGTCGCGCTTGACGATGTTCTCAATCGCAGACGATGAAGCGAAACGCTCGCGCACTTGCGCGGCGCGGATCTCTGCATCGAGCTTGCCGAGTTCGTTAGCGACTTCGTGGCCGCGGGCCTCGACTTCGACGGACATCGTGTCCTGGGCGAGAATGGAATCGCGCTCGGTGACAAGCGCCTTACGGGTTTCAAACATTTCTGACAGTTTCATGATGGCATCCTTAGACGCAGACGAAGACGGGCAAGGCCCGACTGGAGGGTTCTTGCTTCGGCACTTGTCTGCGGATAAGCGCCGTTTTCAACGATGGAAACTTCCCGCAGCGCAACCTGCGAGAGTGTGCGAGTGTTGCCGACCCAACTGTCGGCGATGACTTGAAAACCGAAAGACATCTCAGACAAGACGCCAGCATCAACGAGTGATCGGATGTCCTTGGCGCGTTGGGTGTCGGGGAGAGTCACTTCGAAGGCCAAACCGTGCTGGTCGCTGCGCAATTGAAGCAGTCCGCTCTTGGTGTTGGCAAGTAAGTCGCGCGAATCGTGACCGACAAGCAGCGAGATGTTGTTGCCGAGGGACGAATCAAACGCGCCGCGAGCCACACGTTCGGTAAACGGCTTGCCGCCATTGATGCCGCGGAAGGTCAGCGGGTGGCTCGGGGCGTCATAGACCGAGGCATAGCCGCCGATCTTGTCGCCCGTCATGGCTAGTTTGGCTGTGCGAATCTCAAGCATTGTCTTCTCCTGCGTCCATGTTGCCGGTCGCGTTGTCGCCTTGCGTGGCGCTCATGCCGCCTGGCATGGACACACTTGGAATCTCGAACTGATCGCCCTCCAAAGGGGGAAGCCCCATTCGCTTGCGACCGTCGTTCGGTGAGAGGATCCCGGCGAGGACGAGTTTCGACAGCGCCATGCCAGCGTCGCGCATATTGCCGCGGAGAAGGACGTCGGTATCGAGCCTTGCGTGTTCGCCGGGCCCGCAGAGTTTTCGCGTGATCTCCGACTCCCACGCTGTCACCCATTGGGCTAGCGCGCCGTCAACGTAGGCGCGTGCAGTTTCTGATTGTGAGGACAGCGCCCCGCCGCCCTGCTGGTAAAGCATTTCCGGAGGAATGCCAAAGGCGCGCGCCACTTCCTGAATTGAGAACCGGCGCGACTCCAGCACATTGCTAGTGCTCTCGCTGATCTTCTCGGCCTTCATGCCCTCGCGCAAGATCAACGGGCGCGACGCACCTTCAGGCGTTGAGTGCATCGTCTGCCAGGCGTCGCGGATGGCTTGCACCGTCTGATCGGACATGGCGCCCGGGTGGCTGATGCTGATCTTTCCGCCGCTTTTGATGAGCGCCGAGTGCGCCGCGTCCTGGTCTGCGGCCAGATTGAACGCTGCCCGTGCTGCGTCCAGTGGCCCAATGAACCAATCCGGGCGCAGTGGATCCGGGTAGCAACCAAGATGCAGCACCTGGTCGGAGGACAACGTAGTACCGGCAAGCTTGTAGATCACGCCGTCTTCGGTCATTTCCGAACTGATCGCGTTCGTCGGCATCGGTTGCAGTTCCGCAACAGCGCCTGAACTATCGCGCCGAATTAGCGCGACACCGTTGCCGGATTCGAGCGCGCAAGCGGTGATGTAGCGTCGGAACTCGTAACCTGATTGCCAGCGCGAGGCGTCGCGGCTCATCAGTTGTGTAATCGGCGAGTCAACCAATTGACCGTCGCTATCAACGACGTGGAACGGTAGCCGTGCAAGGTCTGCCGATATCAATTGAATTGCTCGAACGACCGCAGGGAGGGACGATATAGCCGGTGCGGCTAGCGGCTCCGGCCGTGCATAGACGACCGTGGCGCTTCTGAATCCCATGAACCTGGCGAAGATGCTCACTCACGCATGGAACAAATGTGCCTCAGCGTGTCAAGCGATTATTTTGGACTTGCCACCTTAACCGATCGGACAACTGCTGGTGCTTAGTCCGGTTGCCTCTCGCACCTGGTGATGCTCCATCAGCAGCGCGGCCATGTTGCCGGAAACGATCACATCCATGTTGCCCTTGCCGCCGCGTCCCTTTACCGGCCGGATGTTGCCAACATTGTCTGAAATTAAGGTGATTTGGTTAAGCCCCGACACCAAAACTGGGTCATTGTTGTAGGTCAATTGCCTACTTTTCAGGAGGTCTGCCCAGCACTTCCACGCTGGTGCCATCGTCCGAATGCTCTGATCGACTGTCACGATGGGCCATCCGCGGTCAATCCATCGCTTGATGTCACGCGCTTGCGCCGGATGTGGGTCAACTCCGATCTTGCGGACGTCATACGTGGCGATCATGTTCTCCAACTCGGCCTCAACGACACTCATGTCTTGCCATTCACCAGGCATACGCCGCAAGTGCCCTGCTTGAATCCACTGCTGCAATGGGTTCTTGCACTTCTTCTCGTCAAGTGCGATGTCAACGCCCGCCCACCAGCACACGTTGCGGCCGCGGATCATCTTGCCATCCACCACCATCAAAGTCATCGCTGTAAGGTCGAGCTGCGGGCCGTAGCCACCGCGGCTCAGGTCAATCGCAATCACCGCCGGCTGTCCGCGCAATCGCGTCCAATCAACCTCCTCAAACTGCCGCTCAAGGATCGCAGTATCGACATCGGACGTCGCAATCGTGTGATATCTGCACGCCAACTGCGTTTCGAACTCGGCAATCTGCACGGGATCACCTGTATTTAGCATCGTTTGCGCAGCCAATTGCAACTGCGTCGGGTCAACAATTGTGCCTAAACCGGGGTGCGCCTTCGCCCAAACAGCAGGATCCGAGGCAGAATCCTCGGTATCTAAGCCGTAAATCATGGGCCACCACCCTGCTGGATAGGGCGTTCCGTCAGCAATTGCAGCCTCACACGCCTGCCAGTAGCCCCAAATCGGGCGCGTTCGCTGCTCCGGATCCGGCGTTGTAATTGCCAACAGTTGCGACGTGGCAAACTTGGCAAGACCAGTGAGCAAGCGCCCGAACGCCTTGTCCATGCGACTGCATTCGTCTGCAATGGT